TACTATACTTAAAGGTAAATAAGGTATTGGTTCATTGTAAACTAAATATTTTTCATATTGTTTCATATCCATATAAATCACCTAACCATGTTGTATTATAAATCTATAAAATTTACCTTATTATGTTACCCTAGTAGACAAAAAGAAAGTATATCCAGAAAATTTATGATTATAATTAACAATATTAATAGATGAATTTTCTGTAAGATATAGCAAACCAATTCCTCCACAATCATATCCATTTAAAGAATTTAAAATTTCTTGAATCATTACTAAATACCTAAGTTTATTATCTTCTAAATCTACCAAAGTATTATAAGTAATAACCTCAAAACCTATATTAATTTTAGAAATATAAAGATTTTCTGGTTTTAATTTAGGAATAAAAAAACGAATTTCTGATCTAATTTCATCTATTATATTATTATTAAAAGGACATTTATAAATCTTTTGTTTATTTGAAGGATTAATACCTTTCCCTGTAAGTTTTATAATTTCTTCAATAGTAACATCTGGTAGGGAAGATGATAATGCATTAGGTGTGTTATACGCAATACAACGCATTAAAGTTTTATTTTCTATAAGTTTATTTCCAATACTTGATAATATATTTCCTATTTTATCAAGATTAATTATATTTGACATTTTAACACTTCCTAGAATAAATTCTTCAATCTAATATCCTTCAAAACAATTTCACCATTACTATCATCAATTGCTTTCAAAATAATAACACTACCACTTTTCAATGCTTTAACACTACAACTATTACCATCTAAAACAACTAATTGATAAGCACTTAAATCACCAATTATACTAAATGTAAATGTTTGTTCAACTAAATTTCCATTATTATATTTATTAACTTCATAAACTTTAGTTTGCGTTAAAATAATCTCATTGTCAGGTAAACTTTCCGAAGTTAAACTGTAAGTTATGTTATTCTGAACATTTTCAATTACATTTATATTAATAATATCAAAAACACTATTATCACTCTCTAAACTAACAGTAATATTACAATTATCAACAATATCATTAGTAGTTATTAAACCATTTTCATCAACATTACATATTGTTTCATCACTGTTTGTAAGTATTAAAGATGGAAGAGGGGAGATAAGTGTTCCATTATCGTACACATTAATATTTAATTGTAATTCAGTAGAAATTTGAACATCTACAGAATTTCCATTCAAAATCTCTAAAGTATATAAATGCTCTTCCTGCATTTCTTCAGTAAATTTCATTGGTAGTATGATCAATCCTGGTTTGGTTACATCGTCTGGTTTTGTGATGTAATAACTATATCTACCAATTTTGAAAATTTCATTAGGAGAGATTAAATTGTTAATATCATTGTTTGCAATTATAACTAGTATGTCACAATCAATTGTTAGTAAAAATTTATTTTCTTGTAAATCTGTAGTAATTTTATCAACGATTATACAAGGGATATTGTATAGGATGTTGTTTTGGGTTTTATCATAAAACTTTAATACATTATTACACCTACTAATTAATCCAACATCTGAAACTTCTGAAGTATTATCTGTTTCAGTACATATCCAATTTTCACTATTCCATAAAATAATATTCCCAACACTTATAGTTTCATCTGGATAGCATAATAATCTCTTTTTATTTGGATTTTTTATAATTGAATTTTCTTCAACAATACGAACATCTCTATCAACATTATTAATTTTAACTAAATTATAACTTGTAGAATTTTTAAATTCAGTTGATATTGTATTTTTCATATTGTTAACATATAAAGTTTTTCTATCTAAACCTCGTCTTGCTTGATAATCATTCCACCAAGTCAATAAAATATCAACTCCTTAAATTTTAAAACTCTACAAGTTATAAAAAGGGAGATGTTTCACTCCCTTTTAAATTAATAAGATTTTTCTCTCTTTGCGATAATTTGTAATGTTGATGCATCTGCTGCTGCTTTGTAATATAATACTTTACAATACTCTTTAAAATTTTCAATACTTTGACCAGCAGCTAACTTAATTGCTCCATCTTCTGTACAGGTATTGTCTAAATTAATTGTAACTATGTTTGCAGAAATATTGTTAATAAGATAAAATTCATTCACATTAAGAGTAACATTTTGTTCTAAAATGTTTGCAGTCAGTTCCTTGCTTACATACCCAGTTACGTTTGCCATAATAATTATTCCTCCTTTAATTTATTTATATAATCAGTCCAAAAATTAACTTCTTGAATTGCACCATTAATTGCGTTTAAATCTGACATTGCTTGATTAATCCTATCAGTTGCATCTTGTTTTTGAGCAAGTAGCAATTGTATACGTTCATTTAAAGTTTCAATTGTCATTAAACTTTAATCCTCCAAAATTATATTATGCTACTACTGCGTATTGCCATTTTGAACCATCAGACATAAACAATTTCCCTAAACCTGTTGCGTTAGTTGTAAATCCAAGAGACCCAGCAGGAGCAGTTGTAGTAGTTACATTTACTGTAATTGCAGTTGATAAAGCAACTAAATATGCACCATTGCTAAATTTAACATCTGCTGTAGGTGCAGTACCATCAGAACCTATTTCAATACCTAATACAGTTGTTGCAGTTCCATCATTAACCACTTCTACAAATAAACCTTTAACTATACCTACTGTTCCACCAGTATAATTTTTTGCCTTAATATAGGCACCTTGAATTGTATTCGCTCCTGTATTTACAAGTTTATTTATAACTCTAATATCTAAACCTGTATCAGTTGGAGTTCCTGTTGCAATAGCTGTTCTACCAAAACTGCCCATAATACCTGTAGTCGGTTTTGTTGGATCACCAAATCCATAAGCTGTTGTTCCTGTTACATCACCAATTGCAAATAACTTATGGAAATCAACACCTGAAATAGCAGCAGAAGCTAATGGTAACAATTTAATCTTTGATTTAATTGTTCCTTGTACAATATCACTTGTTATTGAATTTTCACTAACTGTTTTAAAATTAAATTCTGTCATAATATAATCTCCCTTCTAAAATATAATCACTCCTAACCACCTGATTTATAAAACTTAGAGTATAAATAACCATCATATAGATAATCATTAACTTTTAATTTTAATTCTTTATCATAAATTGATTTTAATTTACTCATAGTTCCTAATAAATCAGCAGGACTAAAAGTTTTAAAATCTTTATCTGTTAATCTCAATTTTAATAATTCACCATTATTTATTTTTTCATCTAACCAAACTTTTCTCATATAATCTGCTAATATCCATTGTTCTTCTTCTGTTAAGTCATTTATGAATTCTTCATCTTCATCATCTCTAATTAATGATTGCTTACATTTTTTAAATAAAGACACTGCTTTAGATAGAGTTAATTTATTTTCTATTAACATTTGTTCTTCATTTAAAGACGTTAAATCAAAATCATTAATTTCATGCATAAACTTCTGAAAAATTAAATCATAAGAAATAGTCATAGTATCAAACTACTTTCATTATTTATTTTATTTATTCTTTTCTTGATTTTGTTTATTTGCTTTTTCATCTTCTTTTATAAGAGAAATTTTTACTTTTGTTTCATTCTCAATGGTATTAACAACAGATCCTCTTAAATTATCATAATCAACAATTGCTAATTCAGCTAATAATTCCTTATTACCATCTGGAAGTTTAGAAATTTCTTCTTTCAATTCTTCTGCTTCTAAATTTGCTAACATACGTTTTAATTCAGAATGTAGTTTTATATCTTCATGTTTTAAACTTATAATTCCTAAAGCATCGAATACATCTTTATCAGGGACATAAATATCTCCTGTTTGAATTAAATCACTAGTATAAGCCATATTTTCCAATTCTACATAAGGCAATGAAGCAGGAGCAGCAATTTTCATTAAATTAATAGGTCTACCATTTAATTGAGTCCAATAGATTTTAGAATTAGAATTGTTTATGATTCTAACCTTCCTATCTGGATCAATTGTGTTAAATTCGTTTGATTGATTTTTTGATTGAGTTGTTTTTGCCATAAGAATAAATCATTCCTTTTATTTTAATATTTTATTTTGTTGTTTTATGTTTTTGTTATGATACATATTTCCAAATGAAACCTTGAGATTTTTTAATTTTACCTGTGCAACATTCAGTTATTGATATGTATTCCAATCCTAATTCCCTAGATGCTGTTTTGGCATTTAACCATTCTTTAATAAAATTGCCATCTAAATCATATTGTAAAGTAATTTTACCTTTGTTATTTTTATATGGTCTTTTATAATTATTAATATCAAAATCTTTATAATTATTTTCCCATATCCATATAAATCCTTTGTGTTGTTTTACATTATTTTTATTAGCACAACATGTAGAAATATGTGGTTGATCAAACCATAATGTATTACATATTTCTTTAATACTAATCCATTTTTTTACAAATTCACCTTCAAGAGTTAATTGAATAACTGATTTATATTTAGATTCGGCAATTTTTTGTCTTGTTTCTGGTGATTGATTCAGTGCTACTTGACGATGTTTTTCTCTTGTTTCATCAGATGGATTGCTATTTTTTATAGATATTTTATTTTTTGCTTCATCAGTATGGTTTTTACCATAAAAAGGAGATAATTCACCTTTATATTTTTTTAACTTATTTATAGTATCTTCAGAATGTTTATAACCTAACATACTATTAGCAGTTGGACAAATATTATAAGCTATTTCTTTATTTGTAGCATCTAATGTGTCTATCCAATATTGTTCTCTTTCTGTTAATTTATTTTCATCTTCAATTATTTCAATTACTACAAATGTAAAATTTTCTTCACCATTTTTATTATATGAATTTTGAAGATATGTATTTGCATGTTTATTTTTACGCAATAAATACAAATGTTCCATCTTTCTTCCATATAGTTTTTTCGCACTACCAACATAAAATTTATTATTTTGTAGATTGATAATTAAATAAATACCTGAATAATTTATATTATTTGTAATAATCTGCGAATTAATTTGTTACAATTTATCACCCTTTCTATGATTGCAATTAACCTTTCAAATTTTAAAAAATAAAAAAGAGGGTAGAAAGGATACCCTCTTATCAGACAAATTGCGCTATTTGTCCTATTTTTATTTTAAAATAATCCTTAGAGCGAGACATTTTTATACATGCAATAGTAATTGGAGTAAACAATGGTTAAGCCAAATTTGCGATATGATTCGAAATCTATACTCATATCTGCGTTTTCAGTTTCCCTAACAATTGTCTCTCCCTCAAATGCCACTTTAACAATTTTACTCTCATTTGTTGCAACAATAATAGCATATTGATCACTTAATACTTTACTATTATTAGTATCATCAGCAAAAGCGTTAGGTAATACAATAACACTAGCACCTCTAAATTTACCAATTCTACCAAATTCTCTGCGTTCAGTTCTATCCATATCACTCACAAATCCAGGAGTTTCTTCAATAGTACCTGCAAAAGTAGGAGTGCAGAAAATAACTACATTATCACCATAAGATTGTACATTAGTAATTAATTGTCCCATTTGACTAGGAACAAAAGAATTAGCTTGTACTTTCATATTAGCAGATAAACCAGTGAATGAAGCAATTAAAGTAGTTTGAATTTGAAGATTGATTTTTTCCATAATACCATCTACGATAGCATTAATTAAATCAGTCCAGTCCACAACGCCGTCTAAAAAACGCTCAAATTCGACATAAACTGCACCGCCGTATGCTTCCATAGTCATATTAATATAATCAACATCTAATCTTGTTCTTTCAATTACACCACCCAAACCAACTTTGGTAATAAAGTTAAGTAAACCTCTTTTACCTTTCTTAGTCTTAAATTTAGGTTTTTGTCCTTGATCTAAAATCTGATACTCAACAAAACCACCATAAGCATCATCAACTCTTTTTGGCAGAATTTCATCAACATTTTCTTCAACTAATTCAAAAATCTCATTCTTGTTTTTCCTGAAACTCTTATATCTATTTTTACCATCAGGTACTAAATCTTTAAAAGCATTTCTCAATGCTTCATTTTTTTCAGCAGAAGTATATGTAACACCATCAACTACTGAATCATTTCTATTATATGTAGCCATTGATAACTCGAAGTATTTTCTTTCCATAATATAATTATTCCTCCTTTAATATTATTATATTTATAATTTATTACTACTTAACTTTTTGTGCAGACAAACATTAATCCAGCCTCACCAGCAGGTAAAGTTACAACTCTAGTTGCTTGTAATTCAATTGCTGCGTTAGCATTTTGAATAGGTTCTAATTCAATCTGACCATTAGTGGAAGGATATGCATATACAGTAGTACCAGCAGTGATAGCAGTTACAATAGCAGCATAATTAGCATAATCTCCATCATCATACTTAAAGTTATTGGTATCAAACATGTCACCTATTTGCAAACGATAAATTCTAGGTAAAAATTCATTTAAATTTAATCTAAAATTACCTAAAGACATATCACTTTCATCATACATTTTTTCTACACATGCAACTAAACCAACCCTAGTAGTTGCAGCACCAGGTAAACCAAGAGTTTTTGTATAATGCTCTTCTTCTAAAAGAAAACCATTTTGACAAGCAGTAGCAGCAAAATCAGTTGCATTTAAAGCATATTGAATATTATGTTCACCTGTTTTTACACCTGCTACTTTACGAAGATTTACAATACCATATCTACCAGTTACTACATTGTTTACATTAGCCATAAATCAATTCCTCCTTAAATTTAATTTTATTATTTTATTATTTCTTAGGTATTAATGAAGTCCAATCTTCTTTTTTCTTAAGTGAAAAATTAAAAATTGGAATCTCTGTATCAGTTTTTTTAGTTTTCTTTGCAAATTTTGCAGATAATTCTTTTGAAGCATACATAATTTTAAATTCTTTATCCATATCTTCTATAGATAAATTTTTCTCTTCTATTGATTTAATTTCCTCAATAGATAATACTTTTGAGAAATTTTCAATTAATTCTGCTTTAAGTTGTAATTGTTGTGCTTCAAATGCTTCTTGTTGTTGTTGTTCAATATTTGTTCTAAATTCTTGAAGGGAAGTATTAGTTTGAGTAAGTGTTTCATTTTCTGTTTTTAAAGAATTGAATTGTTCAGTCAAAGTAGAAATATTATTTTCATATTCTGTTACTTTAGATTTAAGATTTTCAAATTCAACTAAAATGGTATCTTGTGAATCTGAATTTAATTCTTCAATTTTGGAATTAAATTCAGTAATTTTTACTTCATATTCGGCAATAACTTCAGATTTAACTTTTTCAGTTGCTTTATCAGTAAATACTTTTAATTTTTCCTCAAATTCCTGTTTGGCAAAATTATCTACAACCTCACCATCTACTCTAGGTCTCCAATCATACATATATGCAATTTTATTTTCAAAATCAATTGTCACTGTATCTCCATCGACCATATATGGTATTCCATAATAATTTTCCCAAGAATTATCAATGACTATAACTAAATTATCTTTAATATCTCTATAGTAGAATTCGTTTTCTGAGTATTCATCACCCCACCAATCTTCTGAAATAACCCTTCTATTTCTTAAAACCTTTCTTACTTCATCATTTAATTGTTCAGCAGTTAAAGCAAAATCAGTTGGTGGAATATTTTTCGCTTCTGATAGTTCTTTTAATTTTGCTTCAAATTCTTCTAATGAATATTGTTCATGATTTGTTTTTAAATCTAAAACATCTTCTTCAGTTAAATTATCATAATTTTTTATTAGTTCAAATTTTGCATCCAATATTTCTGTACCTCCTTCTTGATTATTTTTATTAAAAACTGTATTATTGAGTTCAACTATCATTTCTTGCAATTGAATTTTAATATTTTTAATACTAAATTTTTCAATTGTTGAATTAACCATTGCTGGTGTTAAAGTATCACCCAAAATACAAGCTCCCTCAAATTTAGCTGTTTCAAAATGGAATAAATTATCAATTTCAAATTTTCCAGAAATAGAATCAGGTTCTAATTCCATTGATTGACTTTTTGATTCATCTCTGTTAAATATATCAATACATTCTGGAAATCTAGTATAAAGCAATCCTTCACAAGTTAAGAATTCTCTTTCTATACCATCATCACATAATTTAAACTCAAACTGAGCATTATTTGTTTCTGGTATTAAACCATAAATTTTACCAACATATTCAATTTTTATTTCACCATTTTGTATTATAATTCTTTCTTCATGCCCTAAAAAATCTGATTCATTTAAATTATCAATAGATATATAACCTAAAATTGGTATATTGGATAAAGATTCATTTTTCATTGTTTCAAGCAATTCTTTGCTAAAATAACTGCCATTTAAATTTTCACCTGTATGGCAAAGCCATATCTTAACTTTTAAAAATCTACTATCTGGTATTTCTTCAATCATTTCAAAATTAATTGGTATACTTGTATTTATTTTATATTCCAAATTATTTCACCTCCTTTAATTAATTAAAAATAAATATGTTTTATATTAGTCTTTCTACTAAAATTAATATTTTTATTATTTTCAAATAACCAGCAAGGTTTATTATCAATAATTTGGAAAGACATTAATTTAAAACCTTCTTTTATTAATTGCTCTTTATATACTTCATCGTAACAATAAATAGTTTTAATATTTATCACATCCTATAAATTATGATACTTTTTTGTAATTTATTTGATTTAATATTTAATTCTTTAGAAAGAATAGATTCTATATTATCAAAATCCCAATATGGTATACGGATAAGTTTTATATTGTGTTTCTTACAATATTCATTTTTTAGTTGGTCGTGTATTTATTGCTTTATAAATCTTTCTTCTGCATCTTTCATTGGTTTATTTTTATATTTTCTAATTGGCATATAGTGATATTCGCCATCATACTCTATAATTAAATTTAATTTTGGTATATAAAAATCATAGGATAGTAAACAACCTCCCAAACCTAGCAATCTATCAAATTTCATTTGTGGAATAAAATATATATTATTGTTCTTTTCTATATCTGATAATATTTCATATTCTTCATATAATATTTCCATTAAATCTTTAGACATAAGAACTCTTTTACATTCTTTTTCGCCTTTAGATTTATTACATTCAGGACAACTAGTGCCGGAAGCAGTTCTATTATTTGGTGTTACTTTCCATTCATGACCACAATCTTTACATTTCCAATAAATATATTTTTCACTACCATATGTTACATCGTAAGGAGTTAAATTCCCATTGAGTATAGGATGCCATTCAGATGCAATTTCAGGATATTTAGTTGCTAAACAATTAGAAAGACCAACTTTTTTACCTGCACAATAAGAGCAACCATTACCACTCATAATATTACTCCAAGATGAATTAAAATACTCTTCACAATCATCTTTTAAACATTTCCATTTAAGATATTCTAAATTATTATTATATTTATTACTAATTAATTCAAAAGGTTTATTATTAAGTTTGCACCAAAGTTTAATGTTTTGAATGGAATATTTATTACTTTTATCTGCTATATGAAAATTATTTAATCTTTTTAGATCATTCCATGTTCTTGTATAAATATATCCGTTATTATCTATAAAGATTAATTTTTCTTTATAATTTATAAACTTATTTAGTAAATTTAAATTCGGATAATTATTATTTAAAAATAATTCAATATTTTTTGTTGAATATATATTATTTTCACCAACAATTACATGTTTATTTCTCCTTTTAAGTGTTCTCCATGTCAAAGAATAATAATATCCTTCATTGTCACACAAAATTAAATTAGAATCTTCATTTTCATATTTATTAGATAACAATATAAAATTATCTTTATTATTTTTTAAATATAATTTTATATTGTAAATAGAATATGGATTTGCAGGATGTACAAATTTAGGTTTTACACCAGCACTTAAATCTTCTAAGCTTACCTTATAATAATAATTATATTTATCTTTTACTATCAAATCTGCTCTCATTTTTACATATTTATTACTAATTAATTCATAACCTATTTTTGAAATACGATCTTTTACTGCATTAAAATCAAGTTTATTACTCATTATTATATCTCCCTTCATATAAAAATCCCTAAAATTATATGAGTGGCAGGGAGTAGGGAAACTCCTTTTCGGTCTGCATTGCCTAGCCACAAAAAATTTATTACATATTGGTTTCTTTATCACGAGTTACAATTCCAGAGTCAGTAGGATTATCTACTTCTGGTCTTCCTCCAATATCATCTAAATTTGAACCTTGATTCATATTAAGAGGAGGTCGCCAAAATTCTTTTGATTTAATTAAATTTTCATATATAAGACTAGCATTGTAATCATCAACACTATGTCCATTAATACTACTAATGACGTTTAATGATCCTCCGATAGAAGTTAATTTATATTCTCTGTCAAAAATATCTTGTTGATTATACCAAGTTGTTTTCCATATATTTAATCTAAAAGTATATTTCTTTCTAAGGTTAACATTGGAAATTCTATAATTAAACCAACTTTGAATCTTATCAAGCATTGAGAATACAACAGATTGTATATATATTAAATTCTGTGTTATACCTACGGAGGAATTAGTAGAAGAACCTCCTAACAGCAGAGGATTTGCTCCAGCTTGCATATATGCCATTGATTTTGCAAATTCTGCCAAATTTTCTTTTTCATTTTGTACACTTTTAAAAGAAATTTCTTCTAATTTATAAGGACTCCCCACCACACAGACCGAGTCGGGCAAATTTGCTGCGACAGTAGAAACCCAAGATGACACAACATCTGGTTCTACGAGAGGTATGCCACTTTCCTGATCTGTTGGAAAATTAATGGAAACCATTTTTAATTTTTGATCCCTAGAACTTTCAATCTCTTCATCAACTAAATCATTTAATAAAAATAACTCAGTAAACAATTGACTATACAATGGTAAAAAGAAAGTATCATTATCTCCACCTAATTTAATGCAACATACTTTATCACTAGGTAAAGGTTGCCATTCTGGATATCTTAATCTATCTGAATTAGTTTTATATCTATCATATAATATTTTAAATTCATCAGGATAAATACTCCATGCAAATTCAGATAATGAATTATCTGAATTTAAATCTTCAAAATATTTGAAGTTAAACTCAACAGAAAATTGTCCATTTTTTATCGAATATAATCTAACATATTTTATAGGCAAATCCCATAGATAAGGAAAATTACCGTCATTCTTTTCAAAACCACAATAAGCACCATATCTAACCAAACTTTCTATAATTCTACGTCCTGTTTTCTTTATATCTATATTATCAATATATTTTCTAACAGTATTAAATTCATTATTAAAATTTTTTAAAAGTTTATTTATTACTTCTTGAGATTCTTCTTCAGACATTTCTTTTGAAGTTTGATTATTAATTTCTTCTTTTAATTTTTGCATTGTGTAAAAATCAGGTTGAAGATAATTATCTAATGTTGCCATATTTGTAGTTAAATTGACTAAAACTTTATAGATTCCTTCAGGTGCATATAAATTATCTGATAAATCAAGTATCTCATTTTGGTATTTTTGTGGATTAGCAAGCCATAATTTTATTTTATCAATAGTTACATTATTTAATTTCTTTTGTTTATTTTTAAATAAAACACCTATTCTTGATAAGGAAAAGTTTTTAGCTGATTCCCATGATTTTTTTAAAGAGAATAGGGTAGGGGAGAGGTTTTGTTGGTTGTTTTGGTTATTGTTTAGATTGTTTTGATCAGGCATTGATAACCTCCTTTCTTATAGTATATATGTATAATTATATTTATAATCTATCTTCTTGCTCTTGATGATTTATTTGCTATTGCAAAATATGATGAGGGAGAGATGTTAGTATTTTTCTTTTTCCCTGTTATATGTTTTCTTCTTAATTCTGATAAATACCATGCAAGCATAGCTAAACAATATGCTCTATCGTCGTATAATCTTCCTACTCTATCATCTCTTAGATCATATCTATAATTACCATTTGTTCCATCATACCTATACATATTAACTAATTCTTCTTTGGCTAAATCAATATTTTTTAAAGCTAATTCTTCATCAAAAGATAATTTATATGAATTTTCACTATCTGCAAAGGTTAAAAATCCTTTCATATCATAATCTTCCGTGAAACTTATTAAATCAAGATTTAACATTTCAATAAGTGCGTCAAATAACATTTTTTTATACTTTTGTGGTGAAAGTAATTTAATTTTATCAACAGCGTTTGGAAATTTTGAAACATAATCTGTTGATTCAATTTTATCAATTAACCCTTTATGTTTAATTCCTGCGTTATCTGTCCAATCTTCCATAAGATAATCAGCAATATTAACACCACCACCACCAGCACCAGCATCAATACAGACAGTCTCGATATTTTCATATTCTGCTGATTGTTTACCATTATAATCCAATATCATTTTTTTTAAATATTCTATTTGTTCTGGTGTTCTCATTGGAGTCTTTTTTTTCTTAGCAATATCTACAAAACTTACACCATTACATATTTCCATTTTATAACCAATATTTTCATCAAATATAATTTCACCAACCATTGTAATAGCATTATCGTAAGATCTACTAGGATCATATGCCAAAGCAAATTTTCTATTGCTATTATTTGCAAAAATTGGTATTCTTAATTCAGAATTTCTAATAAGAACAGACCTTTTAATAATCTGTTTATCCGATCCTTCTGTTGTAAAAATATTTTTATACTCCCTCATGCCCTTACTATAATTTTCACGCATAGCATTATCAATAGTTTGCTGACTAAGCAATGGAACAGGATATAGTTTACCATTATATGTAGCATTTATTACTACGTCAGAATTTATATCTGCTACAAAATAATTAGAATCACCAAGCATCATTTTTTGTGCGTATTCTCTATATATTCTAAAGAAAAAAGTATCTGTACTTGATGCTGAAGAAGCAAATATTGCTTGGTTTGGAAATTGTTTTGGGAAAGTTGATACATCAACATCTCCACCAAGTCTAAAACTACTATTTTGAGTGATAAATGGTAATGATGCAGTAAATAATTCATCTGGTGCAAATCCACTCTCATCGTAAAAATTGCAATTTGATCTTCGACTCCTAAGATTATTAATGGCACCATTTAGTGAGTTAACTGCGCTACCGTTGTAGAGGTTATATTCAAAAGAACTAGGATTATGTGTAAATCCATCTTTATTCGATGCACTTTTTACTGTTTCGTTTAAAAAAATATCTGTTAAACCAGTAAAAGAAGCTATCTCTCTTTTTGCTATTTTTTCTATTTTAGAAAACATTTCTTGACTTTGACTTCCAGAACCAGCTAAAATATAAGCCTGAAAATTTGGTATAAGTAAACTTTTAGCCATTAAAAAAGGAGAACCAAGAGTTGTATTATGTGTAACTACAAATTTTTCACTACATAAATATAACTGTGAATGATTATCCACAGTTATACATTTTGTTGGCACAGAAAGAATTTCTTTAACTGATATTATTGAATTTCTTTTTTGTCTTTTATGTAATTCATTCTGCAATCTTTCATGTTTTCTTAATAGTTTAAAACAACTATGATTTTTATCCACTCTAAAGAAAATATTATAAGAATAATATTCTTTTCCTTTACATTTTGATTTTTTATTTTTTATTATATTAGTAATTCCTAAAGAAGATAAAAGTTGAGATACTTTTATAATAATATTATAATCTTTCTGAGAAAAAGAACATTCTCCTTTTATGCTACATGTACCATCTGAATCCATGAGTCCTTTTAACAATTCATATCTTTGTTCAATATTTGAATATAGATATATTTCTGGAATATGCTTATTATTTATTAAATTTAAATTTCTTAATTCAGTCTTAAATTTATTTTCTTGTCCTCTAGGTGTTATTCCTACACCAATTGAAGGTGTTCTGTTTTTATGATAGTATATTTTAGTAGAATAACCAATTTCATTAATGTTTGTAATCATATTATTTAAATCTTCATAACCGCAAGTTATATTGGTATTTGCAGAATTACCATCACCTAACCATATACCTAATAAATAAGGATGGATAGGTAATTCTTTCTCTTGATATTTTATCGGATTATTTTTTTGAATACGATATTTATATTCGTTTTTAACCTTATCATTTCTATGACGAACATAATCTTTAGCTATATTTTCAGTAGTAAAAATTCTTATCTTTTCATTTTTTTTTGTTGATAATGCCCATAAATGTTCGGCATCCGCAATAATTTTTGCTCCATCATCAAATTCAACTTCATAACACTTATGTCCAATAAAAATATCTGAAACATAAGTAACTTTGGTAGGTTCACCATTTTCAGTTAATATATAATCTCCAATTTGCAATTCTCCCATTGTTTTAAACCCTGTAAGAGTTGGTATTTTAGTATCTAAACTTAATGCTTTACCAGACGATCTCCCCATACACCAAACACAATTAGGAGTATACCAACTTTTTAAAAACACATATTTCTGAAAATCTAACAGGTCTAAACCAAAAAACCTTTCTACAAAACGTACTGGAAATTTTCTTCCATAATTTATTATCTCTGCAAGTTTTAAATATCCATCAATTTTTCTTTGTGACATAGTTTTTTTATTCATTAACTATGTCACCTTCTCTAAATTTTATTTTTAATAATCTATTTTCTTCTTCTAAATATGTATTTTTCTTTTGTAAATTTTGAATTAAATCACGTTGTTCATTAATCATAAAAGTATAATCATTTTCATCAAATTGTAGTTGTTTTAAAATGCTATTATTACTAATATCAGCTACTTGTTGCATCCCTTTACAAGTTTCTATATCAAAAAGATTTACTTCAACTTCCATAAATCCTTTTTCTTGTAATTGTTTAATAATTCCAGATAGAGTACCTGCACCTTTAGATTTATTATTGGCATGATTAACTGAAATACCGTTATCCTTTGCCATAGCAAGTATTGAACGATATACTTTTTCCTTTGCTTCAATTAGCGATTTTACTCCACCTGTTTGTGATTGTATATTATTTACATCAGCAGTTAATAATGATAATGCTTGATTAAGTTTATCTATTTGATTAAAACTTTTAACTATTTCAATTACTATAGGCAATTTAAATGAATCTTCTAGTGTTGATTCATCTAAAAAATCAACTAAAGTATTATAAAGATGTTTCTTATCCATTTGATTATCATTTTCAAATGGATCGTAACCAACCATACGAATTACATCTTCTTTATTTCTTTTATCTTCCTCATTTGTATCCAATTTAATTTCTGTCTCAAATATATTTATATTTTCAGTAGATTCTAATGGGGAAGATTCTGAAAATGTTTTTGAAGAATATTGTGGGAGGCTGTTACATTTCTGCAGGTAGATAGCAAATATACTACTATTACTATTATTTGCTTGTTGTTCTGCACTATAATATAAACTTGATTCAAAATATACATCTAATAATCTACAAGCAAAATATAATGCAATTTTACAATCATTATGCTTTCCTACTAAATATGTATATAAATCAACAACACATTGACGGCATATGAACATACGATTATTATTACCTTTAAGAATAAAAGAATTTGATTTGTAATATTCTTTTTCTTGATCTTTTTCTTTTTCGCAACATAAGCATTTAAACATTATTTTTTCTTTTTTTACTTGTACAATATTAGTTGTAGCTTTTTTAGGTCTAGCAATAATAGTCACACTCCTTATGTGTCTATTTATTATTTTAATAAGTTATCTAATTCATTTTTATATTCTTTCATATCTTCTATAGAACCATTTATATCATTAACTAATAAATCAATAATTATATCAATATCTTTTATATTGTTAATTTGTATATATTTTAATAATGATTCAAATGTTAATATCCTAATCTCTTCTTGAAAAATTTTTGCATTTAATTTAAGTAATATATTAGTATTATTTAATGTAATCAACCTCCACACAATTAATTTTAATAAAATCTTACATTTATCATATTTTAAACTTAAAATCTTAAAACATAATAAAATCCACCTCAAATAAATAGAAGTGGATTCAATATATCTTAATATATCTTAATCTATAAA